AGAGAGGCCCACCTATAATAAAATATCCAAACGACAAATTAAAAGAGATATCTAAGAAGTCTTTTATGAATCAAGGGGAAGTCTCTTTAGACGAACTAAAATTCATAAAAGATTGCATTAGAACTCTCATGCCAAAAACTAAATATAAAGATCTAACCGATGAAGAAGCAGCTTTTGGATCCTTAGAAATGTCAAAAATTAATAAGGATTCATCGAACGGATATGGACACCCCGCGAAGAGCGAGTATTTTGATTTTGAAAACAAAATCATAAAACCCGCTTTTCGAGAGGAAATACAACAATATGAAGAAAGGGTTCGTAGTGGAAAAATTGATTTTAAGGATTTCTTAACTAAAGAGGTCTTTAAGGTCGATGAATTACGCAACGAATCAAAAAGAGAAAAACCACGCACCATCAGAGTAATGCCAATAACAAATATTTGGTTTACCAAGAAAATTTTCGGAAATTTAGCTAAGTTTATGAAAGATAACCGTATTGAATCAGGGCTAGGTTATGGATTTAACCCTTATATCGATATGGATAGAGTTTATAAACGTTTAAAGAAATGTTTCATTACCGGCGATTTAGACGCAGGTTTTTGGGACGGAACTTTATTAGCTATTATAATGGAAGCCATATTAGAGGTTATGCTCGAACAATACGACGGTGATTATGGATTCTTAACGGAAGAAATAATTATCTCGATTTGTCGTACATATGTTCTAATATCGGACGAGTTATACGCAACTACACACGGATTACCATCAGGCACCTGGTTAACTTTATTGTTAAATAGTTTATATAATAAGGCTCTCGATGCATTAGTTTTGTATCGGAATCACCCGAGACCTACCGTTGCTTTGTTTTCCGAAATTTATTCGGAAGTTACAGGCGATGATAAGGTTTTTGGAGTTCCCGAGCATCTTGCACCTTATGTAAATTTATTAACATATAAAGAAGTTTTTGAAACTTTAGGTATGAAATGTACCAACGGCGACAAAAGCGAAATAACCAAACAATCACAATCATTAGAAAAATTGACTTACTTAAAAAGGCATTTTAGATATCATTATGTTTTGAGAAAGTGGGTTGGCCCTCTTTCAATTAACACGATAATTAATATACCACAATGGATTAGTCAGAACACAGATTATTATTCAGCAATGAATGGTAAAATGCGCGCTGCACAAGTAGAGTCATATTTGCATTCTCCACAACTCTTTAATATGATCACTGAATTGTTCCGTAAGGAATTAGGATATGATCATGAATTATTTACCGAACAAGAAGTGATTAGAATCCTCTCTTCACCAGAGGGTTATATTCAGGTATTAGAAATGTTGGGTAAGTATGATTACTCGAAAATATAATACCATTTTTGCAAAC